TTCAAGGAAATATTTATTTATAAAACTTTCGCTATCTTGGTATTTAAACTCTATTAATTTATAAAGTTTTAACCTTTCAATTTCAATACTTGTTACATCAGTAAATTTTGTTATGTCTATTACTGCGCCTTTTTTATACCAATCTTGAATTGGTTCAAATGTAAATACGTTCTTTGTTTTAGAATAAACAGTCATATTAAACTCGTTGCATATTCCTGTTATAAAATCCGATATTTTCATATCTGGAGCAAGTCCTTGTAAATCAGTAAAAGAAGTTGTTGTAACGTTATTAGTATAAAATATTGTTGTCGCTGTATAAGTTTGCCAACTATTTTGCCCACCTGAAGTAAATGCAGCCCAATATTGATATTCTAAAACATAACGAAACTGAAATTCAAGCGTCTGCGCTAATTCGCTACGAAGTTTAAAAGTGTAAAATACATTGTTGCTTGGTGTTTGTTCTAAATTAATTATAGTATAATCTAAACCAAGTGAAGGAGTAACTGTTAAAGATTGAGTATAAACTCCATTTTTATAAACGTCTAACCAACAATTTGAAAGCACAGGAGACGCGCCATTATAAACTATTCTTAAAGAATGTGTAACCGTTCCGTAACCAACTGGCAAACCTGTTGCTGGATTTGAACCACCTAAAAAAGGCGTTACAAAAATTGTGTTAAATGTATTATTTGTTGTATTAAATGAAGTATAAGGGCTTGGAATAGGTGTTGTTGCAGGTGGGAATGTAGTTAAAAAAGTTTCAGTAATAGATGAACCTGCAATTTTAAAAGTAACGTTTGCAGGTTGTGTAACAAAATTAAACTTTTCTTTATTCTTATAATATAAAAATGCTTTTCTAAACATATCTGAAGTCAGAAAAAGTCCATTAAAAGTTATTCCGTATTGACTTTCAATTAAATCAAAAATACTTGCAACTCTAACCGCAGGAAACAATTCTTGGTATTCTATTTTACCGGCATTATTACCTATGTTATCCGAATTATTTGTTGGATATAAAAACCATTCAGGACAATTGTCTTGTGGTATTGGTTGACTTCCGTTAAATTGCCAAATTCTTTTTGAAGTTATTAATGGGTAACGAACATCGTAATCGTTTGCTGAACTATCTATTGTAACTCTTTTGTAAACTTCTAAATTTATGTAATTATGGTTTAAACTTGTGTGGTCTAATTGGCTTAATTTGTCTTCGTTAAAATAGTCTTTTAAAGAAACTCCTGCTCCGTAAAATGTTACTGAATAACTATCTGCACTTCCGTTTTTTAAGTTCGTCTTTTCGAGCTGAATTTTACCACGTCTAAATAACACCGTGTCAATTTCTATATATGCGTTATATCGTTTTTGATAGTCAATAGTTGCATTAACATCGTTTTGGTAAAAGTGCTGAAATATTGCGTTGTTTGTAGGTGAACAAGGAATTGTAAAACCTTGCGAATAGTCTGTAAATATTTTACTTATATCCGATATGTTTTGAATGGTCGAACTTACGGTTATTTTTTCATCGTTGAATAATTCTAAACGTGTAAAGTTTAAATCTAATTGCGCTAAACCTGTTTCTATAAATATTGCTACTTGCCTTTTCATTAAATAACTGAATTAATAACATCAAATGCAAACTCAAATTCTAAACTATAATTTATTTGTTTCGTGTTTATATGCTTAAACAACTCCGTGCTTTTACTATTAATCTTTGCAGGTTTATCGTCAATCAGTATTCGTTCGCTTAACATTATTTGTTTTAAAACTTCTTTCCAAGTTTCGTAAACCCAACCTGTGTTAACTTTAACACTTTTTTTGCCGTTAGCGTTAAATACTTTTCTTTGTCCTTCCTTTACGTTGTAGCTAAAACTATTTGTTTGCATCAAATTGTATTCCGTGTTTTCAACACTAAAATTGTCGTTACTTGCTTTAAAGAAAAATTCACGTTGCCAAGCTCCATACTTGTTTACAAAGTCAATAATTACAGGTGTGTATTTGCATTCTTCAAGCGGATAAAAATACCAAGTCGCTTGTACTGCTGAAGCTCCGTTTAAAATTTCTACTTTGTTTCCTACGGCTACGTTTGCAGTTCGAACTCGTGGTATGTCAAATGTTGCACTTGCTATTGCTAAACTTGTTACTACTGCGGTGCTTAAATTTGTGTAACGTGCTGTAAAACTTGCGCCGGTTGTTACTCGTATTTTCCCTGCGTCTGAAGTCGGGTTGTAATAATAATTTCCTGCGTCAAGTCCGTAGTTTCCTAAATCAAAGTTATAACCGCTTTCGTAATATGTACTTCCGTCAAATGCTATGTAGTCTGTTGTGTCTAAAAGCGTATAAGTTAAACCTACTAATTTATAACGTTTAACCCTTACGTTTACTCGTTCATTTGTTGGGTTAGTTGCTGCTATGTTTCCACCTGCTGAACAACTTGTAAATCTTATGTATTCACGTATGTATGGTGATATGTCGTAAAGTGTTTCAACGTTGTTTGACGCTGGTATTAATTTACTTAACGTGTATTGTGGACTTCCTGTAAAAGAAGCATTTGCTAAAAACAATTCTAATTTTGAGCCGTTTTGCCCTGTTTCTGCAATCCTAATTAAATACGGTGAACGTGCAAATATATTAGCCATTATTTCTTTTCGTTTTTAAATTGTGTTTGTTTAAATAAATTCATTGCATCCAACCCAAACTTTTCAATAAGTTCATCCGGCAATCTTTTAAATGCGCTTTCAAATGGTTTTGTAAAAAATAAACTTGGTTTAATTCCTTGATGGTAAACAGTATCTCTAACTGCATACGGATTAAGTCCTTTACTTGCGCTCCATTGCATAAAATGTTTAACGCTTGGCTTCTTACCTATCTTAAATTTAAACTCACTTTGTGGAGCGTTTTGTTTCCACATTTTACCTTTATTATTCGTTCTTTTGAACTTGCTTGTTGTTGCACGAACACCACCAACTCCTTTAACTCCTTTGTCTTGAAATTGTCCGTACAAATTCATTTCAAAGTCTATAGACAAACTATTTGGCATTGCCTTAACGTTACCCTTTAAACTTTGCCAAAGTCCTTTTGTGTGGTTCTTTTTTAAGGTAGTTAAATTCTTTCGTGCTTCTTTAATTACCGACTTTGAAAACCTATCTAATTCTTTTTGTACTTCGCTTTGTTTCATCTTAACAAATTGTCATTTCATTAGGTGTTACAATGTCAAAAGTCATAGTCCATCCTGCCATATAATTTTCAAACCTTTCAGTAAATGGTTCTAAATTTGCAGTTCCTTCAACCATAAATAAGTCGTATGCTAAACTTCCGTGTTTTATTATTTCGTAAGCCCTATTTAATACTGCGTGTTGTGTATTCAATACGTCAATTTCGTTGTCGTTACCTAAAAATATATCAGTAGTTGCGTTCTTGGACAAGTCTACAATATCCATTGCTATTAAACTAATATTCCAAGTCGTTGTGCGTTCGTCTAACGTGCAGTTGTTTACCATAATATGTACTAAAGGAAATATTGTTTGTTTGCTTAAATCAACTTTAAATATGTCGCCTTGCGTTACCGTGTTAACAATAACGTCTGCGTCAAAGTGTGTTTTTAATTTGTCTAATAATTCGTAATAACCTGTCATTTTCTTAATTTATTAAGTTGGCGTTGTTCAATTTCTTGCTTTTGCTTTTCGAAGGTAAGATAGGTGAGACATTGAGTAAGTCGATAGCTGGTGACTGTGTCAAATCTTGTAACGTCTCCCTGAGCGAGTGCATAAATTGATTGATACCAACCCCATTGTTTTCCAAATTGAGCTTGTTCGCTAAACTCGTTTCCGTCTTCTTGTTCATCTTTATCTGCCGTTCCAAATAAGTAAGCGTAGCTGTCAATAATTCGCTTCCTAAATTCCAAAAAAAAACACTTGAACTAATCGCTATGTCAACAGGCGTAAACTTCATTAACTCGTGCATTTCTTCCATTGGTGTATAGTCAACTATTTCGTACTTGTCTTTGAACTTCATTTTGATAGGTCGGTACATTACAGCCATTGCTTTGTGATAGTCTTCCCACTTTAGTAAATTGTTTTCCAAGTCTACGTATTCGCCAAAACTTATTTCTTCAAGGTTAGTTATAAATCCAAATTCTTGTGTGCCTATTTTAAACGTTGGTTGAAATTTTGGTTTTTCGCTAAACAACTTTGTAAAGTGTGTTATTAATTCGTTTAAACTTGTCAACTTCATTTTTACAATGTCCTTAAGTTCTATACCGCAGAATATTTGAACCATTTTTTGCGCTATAAATTCTTCGTCGTTGCTTCCCTGTTGAACTTTTAAAAATTCTTGGTAGCTTTTTAATGGTATTTCACTTAAAGTTGTTGGTACGTTTATTTCTAACTTCATATCTTAATAATTAATTATTCGTGTTTTTGTTGTGTTCGTTTTTTTGTATGTAATCGTATGCGTGTTTTAACATATTAATATCTCGGATGTCACGTAAATAAATACGAACCTTTACACCTTTTTTTTGGTAGATGTAGATTTGTACCGCTTGCATCATTATTTCTAAATCGTTCATCTAATAAAGTATTGCCCGTGTGTATTGTTTAACCCTAAAGTTTCCATTTCGTGGTAACGTACAGCGTCTATTGCGTGGTCGTTTTTGCCCTGCGGTTTGTTTAATGTTTTACCAGACTTGTCAGCATCCCAACAATACGCCCTTAATTCTTTAATTAAATTTGTGCTTTGTGAAGTAACTAAATAATTTTGCGATTGCATAATTTGAATACCGTAGTTAACTGAGTCCGCTCCTTTTGTTACTCCTTTAATTTGTTGTCCTGTTCTTCGTATTTCTTCAATGCTTTTTGGTTCTGAACTATCTGCGTATGCTATTACGTGTTTTTGTAGTTTCTTTGCTATGTCGTTATTCAATAAACTTGTTTGGTAACATATTTCGTTTAGTATTCTTTGTCCGTTGTAATTGTAAACTTCTACTATGCTTGTCGGGTCGTTTGAATACCCGAAGTCTAAACCGTAACCAAGTAACCGTGCTTCAGGCGGTATTGTGTCAATTAGTTTCCAATTACTAAATATAACTCCTTCTAACATTCCGACAAGTCCTTCGCCATATACTCGCCACCAATTAGCCCAATAACTGCTTGTCGTTGCTTTTAAGCGGTTCTTTTCTATTTCCGTTACTATTCGTTCATCGAGTGCTTCGTTGTCCTTGTACGTTAAAATTAAAAAGTCTGTGTCGGGTTCGTCTTTTAGTTCCGTATGTACCCAAAATTCATTCGCTGGGTTAAAGTCAAGGTATATTCGTTTTTTTGTACGTATTGCAAGTTCGTTGTAACTTTCAAATGTTACGTTGTTACATTCGTTAATATAAAGTATATCACGCCTTGCACCCCTTAATTTACTGCTATCGTCTGCACTAAAAAATTCTATATAAGAACCGTTTGAAAATTCGTAACGTAATAAAGATTTGTTAAACTTGTCTTCAAAAAACCTGTTACTCCAACGCATTATTTTAACGAAGTCTTTTAATGCGCCCCTTCGTAAGTGTGGAATGCTTTCAGCTACAATACTTATTTCCGTGTTTTTATGCTTTGTCGCTATGTCTATTAATAAAGGAATAACACCAAAAGTTTTACCCGCTGAAGTACCGCCTTGAATTATTTTTATTCGCTTGTCTAACTTTGCAATCTTACTAATTGCAGTCGTCCGTATTAACATCAGGAAATAAAGGTTGTTCTATATTTGTTTGT